TTGTTAACATTATACTTTTAAGTTTCCAAAGCATAATTTTTTTACTATAATAATCACGGATGCTATTAGCAAGAACCCTATCTTCTTCGTTAACAAAAGAAAATAATTGCTTATCAAGAAGTTTCGAAATACCATGAAAGCTGGATGTATTGTTTTCTTTTCTAAGTCTGTACCAAGCGCAACTTAGTGCCAATAAATCCTCTGAAGATTCATAAATTTCATATTTTTTATAATGCGTTGATGCATCCTCATCAACGGAAAAAATATTTATATTAGAAGGATTTTGAAATCCACCTAAAACTGTTGATCCTCCATTAATAGCTCCAAGGTTTATTCTACCATTATTAAGACTATTGGTAGTACTAATATTACCAAGCATCTTATTAATTTGTTGTGCGGATAATTTTGTGTTAGCCAATTGAAATGTCCTCCATGCCGGCCGTACGTAATCTTACAATATGTCCCATCTGCCATTGTTTGGCTTCAAGACCCTTCATAATGCCTAGCCAACGATTGCGTAGTAGTGCTACTTCATTGATAATGGTTTCAAAGTCAATGACTTCATCTTCACCATCAACATACTTTTCAGCATCACGGCTAGTCAATGCTCTATTATACGCTTCTAAATATTTTTGAAAATGTTTTCGGCGAATTTGCCTTAATTTAATGTTGAGGTAGTTTAATACAGCCTCAATTTCTTGAAGCTGATTAAATCTATGTTCAGTTACACCAGGCAAATTGGCAATGTTCTTTTCTACATTGCCATAAATTTTTACTTCTTTTTTTGCCTCTGATAATTCAGATTCATAATGTGTGATGAAGTCTGGTATCACAGAAAGGTTCTGTGATATTTTTGTGTACCAATTCATTGATCACCATTCTTCATCTTCATCTTCATCAAATTCTTCGTATTCTTCCTCGGTATCATTTTGCTCTTTGAAAAATTTCAGTGCGTTACCAATGTCTTTATCACCGCGAAACGATTCTTTAATTTCATCGGCATCATAGCCTGCATCAATTAATAGATTGACAAGAGTATCTGCCGCATCTTTTCTTTCTGATAAATCAACATGAGACCTTAAGGCATCCCATACCTCTGATGCCATATTCAAACACGATATACTCATTCTGTAACTTCCTCCTCAGTAGTTACAGTACTTAGTTTATTTTGATTTTTTTTCTGGTATTCAACCATTACCTTATCCAAGCAGCCATCGTCATTTGATTCCCAACCCTTACGGAAGAACTTGAGAACTTCACCGTCATCGGTAGTATATGATAAACGATTACCTTCTTTAGTTAACAAGCCTGCTTTCTCAAACAAATCAAGCAAGCCACTGTATGGGTTCATGCCAGTCTCGTAAGGAATTTTAACCTGCACACTTTCGAAGGGCTTTGCGTAACGTGTTTTCATTACCTTACAAGCACTACGAATACCGCGAACTTCGCTGACCTTGTTGCCGTCATCATCCTCTTTGAGTTTTAGTTTCTTCATGGCGACAACAATACTACTTGCATAGATAAAGCCCTGACCACCTGAAATTTTATCGTCAGGGTCAAACATGTCTTGTGAAGCATAAGTGTGATTAGTTGCGACTAGACCAACATTGTGACTGCCGAACATGTTAACACAGTTACGAACAAGACTTGTAAGTGCCTTAGGCTTACGACCCATATCACCCTTCATGTCACCTGCTTCAAACTGATTGACATCAGTTGGTGTTAACAACATACCAAGGCTGTCAATAATAAAAAGAACTTTAGGCTTATCCTCTGCAGGAAGAGCCTTGTAACTTTTCATAAACTCACTAATTGTCTTAGCAACATCATCAATCATTGCCATATTGAGTTTCAATAACTTATCTTCGCTGGTGTCAACACCAAGTGCCTTCAACCAATCTTCGTCCAATGCATTTTCTGAATCAACCAAGACAACAAAGATGCCTTGTTGTTGTGCGTGTCGGACGAGGTTGCCTGAACAGATATATGATTTTCCTGATCCACTCTCTCCGGCAAAGACAGTAACTTTGCCAAGAGGTACGCCTTTATTAAAATCACCACTAATGAGATAATTGAGGGCATGATTGCCGGTACTAACCCAGTCAGTTGGGTCATTAAATCCGATACTAAGTCCTTCAATGGATTTGGTGATATCTTTTCTAAATTTACTAACATCAAATGGTTTTCCCATGTTTACTCCAATTCCAGTGAGTTATATTCTTTAACCAGTGCTAGCAATTCTTCTTCTGTATTACAAATAATTTTAGCACCTTTCCATTCTTCTTTGCTATCTCGTCCATTAACCTCAAACATCCAACCGTTGTCATAACGATAGACGGAAAAGGAATCATTGACTTTAGCCAATTTTTCTAGTTTCATAAAATTCTCCTTATTATTTTTGTGCGTTTAGATACAGTCTATCAGCAAAGGGAATTTTGTCAAGAAATTCTGGACAGTTATCAGCGATTCGCTCTAGTTCATAATCACTAGGATAATGTCTCAACACTCCTCTTGCTCTGTCTCTGACTAATGCTGGAACTCTAGGAGTTCTTCCAGGATCACAAAGTTCTTCAAGCAATTTTTTTCCTTGCTTTAATGCACGGTATCTTTCGTCTGGTAGCGTCATGGTTTTCTCCTTAGGCAGGGAGCAAAGCTCCCCACTTAATTTACGCAGACTTGTTTTGTCTAGCACGGATCATTGCTAGAATGTCCTGTGCTTTATCACTTGAGGTTGTCTTTGGAACCTGTACAGGTTGTGAACTTGTTTGAGATTCATCATCGGCATCCCAAGGGGGTGTGCTTTCTGCTACGGGCTTCTTCGCGGGTGTGCTGGTATCAGCAGTCACAGTAGGTTCAGCCGCGGTCGAGCCTGCAGGTGCATCCAACCCATACGGACGATAGTAATTACCCCAGCGTTCGTTATCATAAGGTTTGCCTTCAACACTTGCTTCAAACATTTCCTTAATAATTTTCAATTCTGCCTCAGTAGGCTTCTTGGGCAAAAAGTCAGTAAGATTAAACAATCCATGACTTTCAAGTGCGGCTTGTTCAGCCTCAGTCAATGCACTTTCTTTGCGGGCCCAATTACTAGTTGAATAATCAGCATAACCGCCCTTGCTGGTCTTCTTAACGTTAAAGTCAAGACCACGCATATAATCAGTTGGCAATTCTTCCATTTCAGGATCCATCAAACTTGATTTGATAATTGCAAAAATTTGCGGACTGATTACAAATCTGCGAATAGGGTTCGCAGGAGTCTTGTCATCTCCTAGAGGATTTTGACGAACAAAACCTTGGAACAAATAACTACGCTTCTTCCAGTACTTGTTAGCCATTTCCTTCAATGTCTCGTCCTTATACCAAGGACGAACCTCTGCAAGAATAGGACAATTATCTCCATACATTTCTACACATGGAACTTGAACTTGGACTTGCTTGACATTAGGATCGCCCTTAACGCCGTTGAATGGAAGTTTAATAATTTGGCGCTCTACCCAAAAGAATGTATTAGAACTATTTGCATCTGGCAAAAAACGAATGGTCGCTGTAGTACCTTCGTCCATGTTCCAGTGGGGATAGATTGCGTTATCAGATGTAGCGCCTGTTGCGCCTTTTTGTTGTTTGTTTTCTTGTGCCGCGATACGGGCACGAATTTCTGCTAATGATGCCATGATATTTTTCCTTATAAAATTGAGATGGTCTCGTTTTAATATTCGCCGCCTCACCATGAAACGACTAACACGATGATGAAGTATAGCAGTACAACATCACCCTGTCAATAGTATTTATTCCAGATGTGGGAAACCGCAGATTTTTCTGCGGTTTTTGGGAGAATTACTTTCTAATAATTCTTAGTATGGCATCGAGGTCTTCTTGACCCTCTTTCACATCTTTCTTGTGAGCCTTATCCATTGACTTGTTCAATACCTTTTCAGCATCTTTCTCAGCGTCTTTGGCTTTGCTTGGTGTAGCCTTACTGCCTTTAGCATACGGATCTCCCGAACTCTCACCGCCTCTATCGCTAGAAGGTTGTGATTTATCCATTTCACTTAACTCTACACTTTCATTTGCGCCAACAAGTTTACCAATGTTATTGTTTTTAACTTTCTCAGTTGGGCCTAATTGTCCTACACGCTTTTGGTTAGCATCAAGTCCTTCTTCAACATCCTCTGTAGCACTTTTACCTGACAAATTGTAGCGTGACTTGATTGTGTTTTTCATGTAATCGCTGTCTTGTTTATACATCTTGCCTGCTTTTGTAATTCTGTCTACAGGTTTTTTCCAACCTAGTGGATCACTGCGTTGAATTTCATGTCTAGGGAAGTGCATTTTATATGCACCTGAAGATACTTGGTCAGCAATTTTGCTACCAAATTCTTTTCCTATCATTGCGAGAACTTCTTCGGGTTCTTCAATGTCACGGTCGTAATAATCGCTTGGATCGGTAGCGTCACGGAATAACTCTATCAAATCGTATAATCTGCGTTTGCGGACATCATCCAAACCTTCTTCCATTTCAACTTCATCTAACTTGTCATACTTAGCACGAATACTTGCCATCTTTTCTTTGCTAGCACCATCACGACCTGCTTTGCGTAATGCGTCCATACCGTCTTTACCATACTTCTTATTACCTAAGTATGCTTGTAGTCCGCTTTCTTCAACTTCTTCTTCATCAATTTGATCCAGGCGTTTAGCTAATGCTGCTAATCCTTCTTTACCACTGATGTTACGCTCTTTAGCTTTTTCTAAATCTTGTGTAGTTGTTTTCCAATCAGGATCGCCACTTTGTTTACGCATGAATGCTGGTACCTGTGACTTTTTATGTGCAGCTTCGGCATCTTCTGACTCATCCATATCTAAAGCCTTCATTCGCTTTAGTTCTGTTTGCTGATTGTGTGCTAAAGTTTCAGCACCCGGAGCCTCTAATAAACCTTCTGCCCACTCTTCCAATTCTTTAACTTCTTTCATTTCTCCAAGATTTTTACTTAACTTATTAAGAATTGGAATAACGCTTTCAATTCTTGGATCTAATGTTTCTTGCACAAATAATTCATTAAGTGTAGATTCATCACCTTCATTTTCCATTAATGTAGGTGTCCAACTTTCAAAGTATGCAGTGTATCCACGATGTCCGCGCATTCTACCTAATGATTCACGCAAACTTGTATAATGATTTAGCCCTGCTTCAACTAATCTTTGTGCAGATTCATTAAATTGATTACCGCGAACAGCACGAACAAATCCAGCCATTTTAGTATATTCTTCGCACAAGGATTTAATATGATTCCAACGTTCATCATTTGGGACACCGCCTTCAGCTAAATGTCTTGCGTAAATTTGTGCAATACCAGGCTTAACTGTTGGCGCAAGAATTCTTTCGCCTTGGGTATTTTCTAAGAAAATTTTTGCAACATTACGATAACGCTGTTCACCTTCTTGAATTTGTCGAGTGTGCTGTAATATAATTTTTACAGTTGGAATATTGTCATTATAACTTGCAGACTTACCCATTGGGTAATATCCCTCTGCGATTTGTTCTTTCTTTTTCATATAAGTCCTTTGCGCCATATCGCTATCTATTTTTTCTTTTGGTTCTAAAGCAAAACTTAATTGCTTATTTAAAGACCATTTTTTCAAAAATTTTAGTAGTCCATACCAACTATCATCAATTTCAGCACCTGGAGTTTTTGATTGTGCTTTGCTTGCAATCGATTGGTCATAATAAACTGTTAATTTTTCAGCACCATCGATGGTTACCCAAACATCATCAATTTCCTTATTGTCCTGTTTAAATGTAAATTTAAAAACATCCGCTTCTTCTGGGGCGACAGTTTTGCCCGCATTATTTACATCGCTATCTCTAGGAATAGGATTATAACCCCTAGAATTTAGCAGGTCATATAATTTTCTGTTTAATGAGTCAGTTTGAATTGGCATAGTGTATTTATCAGTTTATCACAGCAAAGAAGGGTAAAGGTTGTATCATTTCATCATGGTCACGAATTTGTTCTTCTAAAGTCAAATGATATTCTGATAATTCCTGTAACATCCTTACTGTTAATAAACTGGCCATTACTAAATCGTCAGTGTTTCCTGTTTTTGCAGCATAACTTCCAGCGTTTGCTACAAATGTTTTAAGTTCAGATACTAAGGATTTGCTGTGAATCCTCATTTTTTTACTTTCAATGAGGCTTTTTAATTTGGCGCAGGCTGTAATTTTTACCTTTTGTGTAGTGTTAAATCCGCGGCGTTTTTTTCCTCGTTCACTTAAGAAAATACCCGGGATATTACTTTCTCCGTATTCATTTAGCGATACTAATGCTGCTTCTCCAATGCTATTATTTTCAATACTATAATAGATATTATTAGGCTCACCGGTGCATTCTTCAATGTATTTGTTTATCTGTGCTAATAATTTTACTTGAGTTGGAATATCTGTTTTGTTATGTTTCCATTCCCCTATTTGTGTTGTGCTGTTTGCTTCAAATATTTGTATAGCAGCAGGATCACTGCCTGTACCTAGACTAGGATCTAAACCAACACAATATATACTACCCTTTTCAGGCTTTTTGTACCAGCGTACTTGCCCCATTCGGCTTACAGGTTCTATTCCTTCTAAATCAATTAGTGTAGTAGGTGCAATAAGTGTTTCATCAGCAATAATAAATTCACACCCAATTTCTCGACGGAATCTATCTTCACCTAATTGTGCTTTCATTGATGCTGCCCATTTGTCATCACGACCTGGTTGTTCGCTCCAATGTGCTTTATACGCTTTAAATCCATTTACCCCTAGTTCAGTTTCATTGCCATATGCATCTTCGCATTTGTTTGCTTGTTTCCAAATCAATGCAAACTGATCTTCGTCACTATTAGGTGTACTAGTGATAATAGCTTTACCACCAGTACTTAAAGTAGGCGTAATAGAAGTCCAAAATAATTCAGCAATGGAAGGTCTAACGAATGCAAATTCGTCCAAGTATAACAAGGAAATAGACATACCACGACCTGTATTTTCTGTCGTGGTTGCTGACACGATACGAGAACCATTCTCAAAATCGAGGGACCCTTTATTATAGGTGGTCACGCCTGCTTTAATATGGTCAGGGCAGTTTTCATATGCATAACGAATACGCTGCATTATTTCCTGCGCACCGGTATATTTGTGTGCTGCGATAAGAATCGTACTGTCTGGTACGAACATAGCATACCAAAGTAAATATCCTGCAGCACTAGTTGACTTACCACTTTGTCGAGGCATTAAACTAATACTAAAACGATAATTGTGATAAGTTTCAATTAATCTTCTTTGATACGGATAAGGATGATACACCATGCTACCTCGGGTAGGATGCTGAATCATGAAAAAATTATCCATAAAGTGTAAATAACCCGTGTCAGGATCACAACACTTTATAAAATCATCAAGATCCTTTTGTGTTTTAAATTGTGTTTTTGTATAAGGTGTTTTTACTAAACTAGGTGATCCACTCATACCAGTATTTATGTTATGTTAGGATGCAAATTAGGTAATTTCTTGCCACTCAATACTTGCGTAAACCGTTTGTCCATTACCTGTTGTTGCCATCATAATCACATATTCGTATGGTACCCCTGTAAATGGTTCACGCTCAAGTTGATATTCAAATCCAAATGCTTCTTGTGTCGGAGATCCGCTACTTTGATTAGTGCTATTAATAAATGATTGTTCAGCAATATCACCACTTACTAGTGCAGTAGGTGCTAGATTATATTGTACCGCACTGTCTGCTGCACTGTCTACCCATGTACCACCTGTTGTAATTGCTCGTTTATATATTCGATACTGGAACATGCTTTGTTGTACAGGTACAAGGCTATAGTTGATCGGTACAACTACAGCATCTAACATTGTGCTTTTAAGTCTTATGGCAATGACGGGTTTAAAACTTACATCATTGGGTAATGTTATCGGACTACCTATAACATGTGATGCCGCTCTTGGGTTGCCTGATCCTGTAAGTTGAAATCCACCTTCACTAATCACACTAGAACAAATTTGTCTCATCATGCTTGCAGAACCTGTAGCGCCAGTATTAGTAATTTCATAACGCAATGGTAATGTAGCAGTGGTCATATAGGTTGTGGTATTAATTGAAGTAACTGTACTCGGCGTATTGGCGTGATGAAATGTGTGGCAAGTTATATAAACGCCGTTTATAACAAATCCAACACGAACACTACCTACACCTAACCATTCGATATCACAATACCAAATTTGTACGAGGGCTGGATTCAATGCAATGCCGCTTGGATTGCTAGCACCACCTAATCCAGATAATGTATCACCGTTCCAACTGCTTTGAGGTATTCTATCTTCTACGATGCTACCTGAACTGCTACTACGGATAACCATATTAAATGTAGTGCCATCTACTTCAAAATATATACCATTATTAGCGCCAAAATACCCTACACGCTGTCTTAAGTTTGCCTTAGGTGTATTCATGCAGAATGTGCTAAGAATAAGTAAACTCTTACCGGGCTGATATGGAAATGTTTTTGTAGTTTCTCTAATTACACTGTCATTAATATTGGAGCCAACATTTAATTCAAATGTGCTGGAATTTGCACTATAAACAACATTTGCAGTGCCGTCAACATCAGATGCAAATTGTTCATGGTCATAGTACCTTGCTTGTGTGTCGTATAGCGTATATGGATTGCTTACACGCAAACGACCGAATGCATCTGTTGCTTCCGGGGCAAATGCTACACTTGCTGTACCAGTGACAGCAACATTACCCTCAACCATCCAAGGATCAGTGCCTTGTGTAACTTCTACGCTGTTATCAATGTTGACATTACCTGTCACATTTGCATTGACATTTCCCTCAATCATCCATGGATCAGTGCCTTGAAATACAGTGACATTACCTGCATCAATGTTGATGTTGCCACTGACAGGCATAGTTGGGCCTGAAACATCAATGTTTCCTATTGCATCTACAGTAACATTACTTACAATAACATTGCCAGCAATAGTAACATTTCCGCCAACAATACTTGAACGAACATGAACTTGCCCTGTAGTCTCATTTAACTCTAGGGCTTGGGTAATGTTACGAAGATACCAGGGACTTACCTCTGTGGGGGTAGGGACAGCCATAAAAATACTCTCTATATAGAGAGTATTTATCTTTATTTAATATCTAATGGTCGTTGTTTCGTAGCGACCAAACAATAGAATTTCTCTTTGACTTTTTTGATTTCGTCTGTGACTGGATCTTTTATTCCTAGATCAAATTCGATAGCATTAAGTATGTTTACATCAAATCCAGTACGATTTAGTAAAGCCAATAATTGTTGGTCACCCAATATACTATAATGATTTAGATTCCATTCATGTTTGCGTTCACAATTGGGAGCAGGAACCTCAATATAAATTTTACCACCTTGTTTTAATACACGGTTATATTCCATCAAGCTAAAGATTGGGTATGGACTATGTTCTAGTGCATGTCGTAAAAAGATAAAGTCTACACTTTCATCATGATACCCGTCTTTTTGGGGTAAGAAGCTCAAGTCATACTTTTTAATTATATGCCCTTTATCTTCGCATATTTTAATGTCTCCGGGACTTAGTGTGACACCAGTAACATTGGTGTATTCACGCTTTTTCATTTCATCTAAGAAATAACCCGGACCACATCCCAAATCTAATATTTTAGCGTCTTTGGGTAAATTTAATGGGTCTATATATGTAGTAACAACTTGTGTTGTCAATTCTTTGTGAAATTGACTGTCGCCTTCATCATAGATGTGCGCTGTATAAAGCCATTCGTTGTAAAATTTTAGTTTTACTAAATCTAAAGTTGAGTTAATATCAATCATACAAATCCTGTAATATTGATATTACTTATTCTAAAACGCTCTACAGTTATTTTTTTGAGTAGCCTTTAAATGGTTTAACAATACTTTGTGTGTTAGTATCAGGCAACTCTTGGCTTTTCAAATCACCTTTATTTAAATCTTTAAATTCTGTACCGTTAACTGCATATGCCATTTTAAGCATATTGTGTTCTTCTTGTGTGTATGGAGCAGCAATATCGTATCTACCTGCCCAACTTTCATGGTCCATATCAGGTTTAAATGTTCCGTCTGTGGCGGCTGCTGCCATCATTATTCTATTAAGTTCGTAAAGCCTATCAGCTAAAGACTCATCCCGAAACTTATGTAAGCCTCGTGTGGCTAGTCTATGCCTTTTACGCAATTCTATTTTTTTCTTAGCTTCGGATACAAAATCTTTGGCTCTCATTATTTGTATCCTTGAAAAGGTTTTAATATAGATTGAGTAATTGTGTCACTCATTTCTTCGCTTTTTAAAGTTGCAACACTCTTTTTGCCATGTTTTTTAACTTTTGCCAATGCTTTATCAATTACTTGACCTACATTAGGATCAAAAGAAACTATTATTTGATTTTCTCCCCATGCGCTTTCAGGCCTAAACGCAGGTTTATAATTATTTTGTACCCCATCAGCTTGACCTTCTTCACCTCTTACATCAGCAATAGCCACTCCAAATCGATAAAGGTCATAAAAATCCTGATTTTTTAATTCAGGAATTACAAATGCGTTAGGTAATGCAACCGCAGCAGTATCAAGTGCATCATGTACTTGATCAAGTTTCATTTCAGTTATAAACTCTTTGGCTCTCATATTAGCCTTCTGTGCTTATTACAACATTTCCTTCTGTTGATAATAACCCACCCATAGGAGATTCTAACATTAATCCTACACCTGCAACCAATGCTTCATGTGTTATTTGGTATACTATGTAATGATAAATTGTAGCGTTTTTGATTGGATTGACAAGAACTTTTACATTACCTGAACTCACTGTCATATCATAATTACATAATGCATTTCCTTGTGCAGTGGTAGCATATCCTGTAAATGTAACCCCTGCAAGGTTATTTGTAATTGCTGAGGAAAGTGTAACATTTTGCATATCGATTGTACTAGGATCATAACTTCTGATAACAAATGTTCCTTGCGTAAATGCATCAGCATCTATCTCAAAAATGACTTGGTTAGCAGTTAGTCCTGTAGTTGTAGCCTCTGCCGTGCTATAGCCTGTACCAAAAAGTGTAGAAAAGTTATTATTAACTTTTTGAAATGCAACACGAAGGGGATCACCCTCGCCATCATTGGGTGTTGCTCCAATATTAATAATTTCTTGTGCCATATATTATCCTTGATAATATATTTATCTTATAGCCCTAGCCAATTCGTTTTAGGCGGAACGAGTTTGATACCCTCTGCTTTGCATTTTTCTGCAAGAGCTATAGCACCTATTTTAACAGAATTGTCACCAGTTTTAGCAATTTCTCCGACTGCTGCCCAGCAAGCACTCTGTGTTACAGTTTGATCTTTACTTAGTGATTTGGCTGCATCATAATATAATTGGTCTTTATTCGCTGTAGCACATCCTGTAATTAAAAACAATGTAGCTAATAATACGATTTTTTTCATGTGTAATCCTTTAATATACTGCTATTTAATATTTTCATAAAGTTTTTTCTGCTGTGTGTACCAATCTTGCCAACCTTCAACTTTATTAGAACATTCGTAATATAGTGTATAGTTTTGCACAATCGTTTTTAGCAGTTCTGTGATGGCAACCTTGTCACCCTCTACAGTTTTTAAATCTTCGCATTTTTTTAATAATTCAGGTGTTGCATCAGGAAATTTAGGCACAATAGGAACAGGCTGTTTAAAAAACGCACATCCTGATAATGCTAGAATTGGTAGGAGCATAAAAATTCTCATTTTTTATCTCCTTTGTTTTTGTTAAGAGTAGCAGCATTGTTATGAACTTCAAGCAATTCTTTAGGTACTGGGCAATTTTCTACATATTTTATAACTTCTTCTACACGAATTCTTTCAGGACCTTCTATTGTTTTAAGTACTTCTCTATCACGGTACCTATCTACATATCTAACAATAGTATCACCCTTTTCTTTAATTACCTTGCCTTTGTCAGCTAGCGCAGCCTGTAATTCTGTGTTTAATTTTGCAGATTCAGCTTCAGCTTTAGCAACTTTCGCTTCTACTTCTTTAACTCTTAGTTGCCACTCTTTTTCATTAGCGAGGCCACCTTCTAAAAATAAACCAAAACCAAAAGTTAAAAGTGATATAATTTGTATAGGTAATTTATATTTGTTAACCAAAGGTATAAAACCTAATACAAATCCAATTATAATTCCCAATACACCTACAAAAAATATTGTATGTACTATAGTTTCAGAAATGATGTTAAATATCCACATATCATTATTTATCGTAAAACTTCTTTACAGTGGTGGAAATGTACTCAACTTCACTATCTGATAGTTCGGGATATATAGGCAAACTTAAAAGGCCTTTTGTTAACATGACACTTGTAGAAATTAAATCCGGCTTTTTCTCTGTATATTTTGACACACCCAATTCACTGAGTGCATGTGAATAATGAATTTTAGTTTCTATTTTTTGATTCTGTAAATATGTTTGTAAGGAATCTCTATTATCTGTGTAAATTGCAAATTTTTGATCTGCATGAACTGTAAAATCTCTACTTAAGCACCGTATTGGTAAATTTTTAAACTGTTCCAAATAATAATAACGAATTTGTTTACGACGCCATTGCCAGTCATTTATATATTTTGATCTCACTAATACATGCGAACAATCTAATTCACTCATTCGGCTATTAGTACCGGAGCTAGCATGTGATCCTGGTTTACCATTACTTCGATAATTTGTTGCAAATTCATATAGTTCCATATCATTTGTAAGTATTGCCCCGCCGTTGCCGCTTGCAGGCAAATTTTTAGTTGGGTCAAAACTTATTGCCATACCCAAGCCTATGCTATTTTTATCAGCAATTAACCAATGCTGTGCTCCATCTATAATATGACTTGAATTTGCTTCATAAGTTTTAGCCCCGCAAAATCCTACTTGCACTACATTATGTAAAAATGGCAACTTTTTTATAACAGCTTCATCAATTAGTCCATTTTTATCTGTTTCAACTAATTCATC